ATGAAAAACAAGAGACCGAGTAAGGACGCTTACTATCTGGACATCGCGGCGATGGTGGCCCGGCGGAGCACCTGCATCCGCAGGCAGTACGGCGCGGTCATTGTGAAGAATGACGAGATCATTGCCACCGGCTACAACGGTGCTGCCCGCGGCGAGAAAAACTGCTGCGATACGGGCTTCTGCTTTCGAGAGGCGAACGGTATTCCTCATGGAGAGCAGTATGAAAAATGTGTGGCCGTACACGCTGAGCAGAACGCAATTCTGTCCGCTTCCAGGCGGGACATGATGGGAAGCACGTTATATTTGGCAGGATTTGAAAAGGGCGAGCGGCTTTCGCAAGATCAGGTGCACCCCTGTCTGATTTGCAGGCGGATGATTAAAAACGCCGGGATTGACCGGGTAATTACGGTAGCAGATTCGGAGAGCTTTTGTACGTTATGAAAAAAAAAGAAAGGAATGATAAAGATGACCCCTAACAAGTACCAAAAGGCTGCGCTGCGCACGGAGAGTCCCCTGCCCTGGATGAAGGCCGATGATAACTCGCTGCGGATTTTGCACGGGCTGATGGGCCTGAACGGCGAGGCGGGCGAAGCGATTGATATTTTCAAGAAGCATCTGTTTCAGGGCCATGCGCTGGACCGTGAACATCTGGCGAAAGAGCTGGGCGACGTGATATGGTATCTGGCGCTGGTTGCGGACGCACTTGGATATTCGCTGGAAAAGGTGATGCAGATGAATCTCGATAAGCTGGCAGCACGCTATCCCGACGGCTTTGAAAGTGAGAAATCGCAGCACAGGACGAGTGAGGACGTATGAAAATCTTTGCCCACTTTTGTTTTGAAAAATGGCCATTTGCCCACTTTTGTTTGGGTTTTGAAGAAAAACTTCTGAGAAAAAAGTGGGCTGTGGCCAGAAAAAGTGGGCTTTTGCCCACTTTTGCAGGATGAAAGTGGGCAGAAAAATCGATGAAATAACCTCACATAAGGCCACATAAGTTCACTTTTCGAGGGTTTTGGGGCGAAAAACAGCGTTTCTGCCCATTTGCCCACTTTTTTCATACCTTTCTATAAAAAGTTAAAAAATAAATAATTATAGAGAGTATAGGAGAAAAAGTGGGCATTTGGCCACAAGCCTCAAAACGGACGATTCAGGACTCAGCAACGATAAAAAGAGAGGAAGATGTGATAAGACCAATCTTATATTTTCAAGCCCTCCCCTGCCCGGTAAAAATGTGATAAAATAGAAGTGGTATGAGCTTTGTCAGGGTTGGAAGGGAGGCGGCCGAATGACACGAGACCGAGACGAGTATGAAAAGATTTATAGACTGGACATGAAAGACGAGTGGGCTAACTCTGCCTATGACGAAAATGGAGAAAGCGTACTTTGCGATATTTGTTCTTCCGAAATGAAATGGAATCCGAAGGAGCGATTGTGGTATTGCCCAGAGTGCGGACAGCGGATGAGCCGCGCAGTATATTTTGACTATATCGGGGCGGATCCGCCAGGAGCGGACTGCCTGACAAATTGCTGCGAGAATTACCCCTTCTGCAAGAAATACTGCGCATTATATTTAATCGACCCAACGGATCCCATGCTGTAATTCCTTCCCCATCGCCTGCGAATTCGCTTCGCAGGCTTTTCTTTTGTCCGCGTGAAAAACATGCCCTTTTATGAAGAGAGAAGACAATATGCGCTTACTCTCTTCTTTTATGCTATGAAGGGAGCGGTTTCGTGAAAGCGAGCAAATTGGAACGCGACTTTCAGAGAGCGTTGATTCGGGAACTGAAGACGCTGTTCAAGGGCTGCATCGTCACGAAGCTGGACTCTGGACATATTCAGGGCATTCCGGACCTTCTGGTTCTCTGGGGAAAGCATTGGGCGACGCTGGAGTGCAAAGCAAACGCGAACGCGCATCGACAGCCCAATCAGAAGTATTACGTGAAACGGATGAACGACATGTCCTTTTCGAGATTTATATTTCCCGAGAACAAGGAGGAAGTTCTGCATGAACTGGAACAGGCATTCAGACCTTGAGGGAAGCCATGCGTTCCTGAGCGCAAGCAAGTATCATTGGATCAATTATGATACCGATAAGCTGGCCGACAGCTACAAGAGTTTTATGGCGACTCTGAAGGGAACCGAACTGCATGAATTCGCCAGCCGCTGCATCACTCTTGGACAGAAACTGCCCAAAAGTCAGAAGACGCTGAACATGTTTGTGAACGACGCCATTGGCTACAAGATGCAGAGCGAGCAGGTGCTCTACTATTCTGAAAATTGCTACGGCACCGCGGACGCTATCGCCTTCAGAAACGGGATGCTACGCATTCATGATCTGAAAACTGGCAAGGTGCTGGCGCACATGGAGCAGCTGATGGTATACGCCGCACTGTTCTGCCTGGAATACAAGGTGAAGCCCGGCGATATTCAGATGGAGCTTCGGCTTTACCAGAACGACGAAGTGATATTTCACAACCCCGAAGCAGACGAGATCTTACCCATCATCGATAAGATCATCACCTTTGACAAGGTGATTCAGCGAATCAAAGAAGAGGAGGGCTGACAATGGACGACGTGAGACGGTATACGGCTCCGAACGGGCTTGAATATAAAGTCGTTGATACTGTTTTCGAACTGTATTCTCAGCGTCGGCCCGACAGAATCGATGAACTTGCGACGATGGGCGTGCTGGAAGATATGTTCCACAGCGACGGCAGTCTGAATTGGGATTATATCAACAGTGAAATGTCGGAAGACACTTATGACGAACTGCGTCATATGCAGGTGTTTGACGAGCTGGAAGACATCGAAATTGAGCTTGTTCCCGGAGCAATTTGGGATATAGCGTATTCTGAGGGACTTCGCCATGGGCAGATCAGCGCCAGCGAAGTGCTTCACAGAGCCTACCGGGATATTTGGGAAGAAACCAATCCCAAGACGGAGTTGTATCATTATGGTATGCCCCGGCGTTCAGGGCGCTACCCATGGGGTTCCGGAGATGATCCCTACCAACACAGCGGGGATTTCATCAGCCGTGTTCAGGATCTGCGCAAGCAGGGCATGAGCGAAGCCGAAATTGCCAAGGCCGTGGGACTGGAGAACACAACACAGCTGAGAACGCATTATTCCAATGCGATCAATCAGCGCAGGAGCGACCAGATCGCCCGCGCCCGCTCGATGCTGGCCGATGGGAATAGTCAGGCCGAGGTTGCCCGGGAGATGGGCATCAACGAGTCAACTTTGCGTTCGCTGCTCAACGAGCGCAGTGCCGCGAGAACCAACGCCGCTCAGAATACCGCCGATTTTCTGCGTCAGCAGATCAAAGAAAAAGGTCTGATCGATGTTGGCACCGGTGTGGAGCGGGAGCTTGGCATCAGCCGGGAAAAACTCAATCAGGCGCTGCAAATTCTTCAGGATGAGGGCTATTCGGTGTACGGCGGAGGCGTTCCGCAGGTGACGAATCCCGGTAAGCAGACGAATATCAAGGTTCTCTGCCCGCCTGGCACCGAGCACAAGGAGATTTACGACTTTGAGAACGTCCATACCATCACCGATTACAAGATGCGTGTGGACGAAAACGGTGAGGAACGTTTTGAGAAAGGGTTTGAATACCCGGCCTCAATGGATTCCGACCGTTTGATGATTCGTTATCGGGATGATATTGCGCCTGATGGGCACACGGGCATCGAGAAAGACGGCACCATCGAGATTCGCAGAGGCGTAGATGATCTGGATCTGGGCGACAGCCACTATGCGCAGGTGCGTATTCTGGTGGACGGAGACAAGTACATGAAGGGAATGGCCTTCTACAGCGACGACATGCCTGACGGCGTAGACGTGATATTTAATACCAACAAAACGCCCGGTCAGGATGTGCTGAAGAAAGCCAAGACCGATGATCCGAACAACCCATTCGGCGCGCTTATCAAGGAAGAAGGCGGCCAGTACCGCTATGCGGACGAGAATGGGATAATGCAGCTGGGGCTTATCAACAAAACGAGAGCCGAAGGCGATTGGGGCGAATGGGCAGATGCGCTGCCAAGCCAGTTTCTAAGCAAGCAGAGTATGCAGCTGATTAACAAACAGCTGAACTTGGCTGCCGCGGACAAGCAGGCCGAGTTCGATGAGATTTGTTCGCTTACCAATCCCACAGTAAAGAAGCAGCTGCTGGAAACCTTCGCCAATGACTGCGATTCGGCGGCTGTGCATTTGCAGGCCGCTGCCCTGCCGAGGCAAAAGTACCAGGTAATCCTGCCCATTGCGACGATGAAGGATGATGAAGTTTACGCCCCAAACTATCATGACGGCGAGACAGTTGCCCTGATTCGGTATCCCCATGGCGGAACTTTTGAGATTCCGATTCTGACGGTGAACAACAAACAGCCGGATGGACGCAGGATTCTTGGTCCGGATGCGCAGGACGCGATCGGCATCAACGCCAACGTTGCCGCTCGGCTATCGGGCGCTGACTTTGACGGCGATACGGTGATGGTCATTCCGTGTAATTCGAGCGGAAGCAAGGTAAAGATCACTTCGACTCCGCCGCTTAAGGGGCTGGAAGGATTCGATCCCAAGATGAGCTACGGCTATTCGAGAGTGGAGACCGACGCCGACGGCAAGGAACACTACTACCGCGATGGCCATGAGTTCAAGCGGATGACGAAGAGCGCCACCCAGATGGAGATGGGTAAAGCATCCAACCTGATTACAGATATGACGCTGAAAGGCGCCAGTCAGGATGAACTGGCCCGCGCTGTGCGCCACTCCATGGTGGTCATTGATGCGGAGAAGCACAAGCTGGACTGGAAGGCGAGCGAGATTGACAACGGAATCCCTGCCCTGAAAAAGAAGTATCAGGCCCACCCCGATGAGGATGGAGAGATCCATTACGGGGCGTCCACGTTAATCAGCCGCGCCAAATCGCCGGAAGCTGTGTTGAAGCGCAAGGGTTCGCCGAAAATTGATCCCCGTACCGGGGAGCTTCAGTATAAGGAGGTCCGGGAAGAATACACCGACAAGCATGGGAAGAAGAAACTGCGGACGCAGGACTCGACCCAAATGGCAGAGGTGAAGGACGCCCAGAAGCTATCCTCTGGGACCCCCCAGGAGGAAGCATACGCCACCTATGCGAACCGTATGAAGGCTTTAGCGAACCAGGCCCGCAAGGAAATGGTGACTGCTGGGCGGATTAAGTACAGCGCGACGGCCAAGGAAACATATCGCGATGAAGTCGATCGCATGATGCATCAGCTGAACATTGCCTTGAAGAACGCTCCTCGCGAGCGGCAGGCCCAGCTGGCGGCCAACAGCGAAGTGAAGGCCATGAAGCGGGCCAACCCCGACATGACACAGAAAGAAGTCAAGAAGCAGGGGCAGCTTGCGCTGAGCCGTGCGCGTACTCGATACGGAGCACAGCGGCATCCAATCGAAATTACGGAACGCGGTTGGCAGGCTATCCAGGCTGGAGCGTTTTCTGAGTCCACCCTATCGCAGATTCTGCGGTTTGCGGACATCGATCAGGTGCGGTCTTACGCAACGCCGCGTGCAACGACTACGCTTTCGAGCGGAAAGCAGGCGAGAATCAAAGCGATGCGCGCTTCTGGCTATACGAACTCCGAAATCGCGAGCGCGCTTGGAATTTCAGCTTCGACAGTGTCGAAATATAGTAATTGAAAGGAGTGGACGACATGGCAAACGAGGCTTGCATGCTGACAACCTTCGATAATCCCTACAATCCGTTCACTCAGTTCGATAACTGGTTCCACTTCGACACCGAAAAAGGGTATAACACATGTGACTACCTGGGTCGAATCGCGAAGACCAGCGACGAATTTTCAGATGAGGAGTACAGTAGGGCCATCGAGGCAGCGATTGATGAGATCATTAAGTATGATTTCATGAACATCTACAGAAAAATATATAAAAACAACCGAAAGCAGACGGCAACCGCAAACTAAAAGACATAGGGAGGGGGTCTCAAAAGCACACCCCCCTCCCCGCATCGACGAGCTCCTTGATTTTTCTCCGGTGGAAGTTTTTTGAGGGTGTTTTGCCTTCTGTGGCTGGTTGTTATTGCGGTGCTAAAACGAACATACGGGGTTTGGGAGCTTCTTCATGGCAGTCCTCCATCTGTTCTTTGGGTTTCCTTCATTTTTCTCCTTTCGACAATGGGTGAACCATCCTCGTATGTTCTTTTTAGCACCGCAATAGTCTTTGAAACGGAGGGTTATGTCATGGGAAGACGACAAAAAGTGGCAGAATCTTCCGTGGATCTGCCAAAGATGCGTCCGGCCCTGACTCCTGAGGCACGCGAGGGGCAGATGATTTCCCTTGCAATGGATCTTGTGGAGCAGCGGCTGCGCGACGGCACCGCATCTTCTCAGGAGACTACGCATTTTCTCAGGCTTGCGACTGCTAAAGAGCAAGTTGAGAGAAGGCTCGCTGAGAAGGAGTTAGAGCTCAAGGAAGCAAAGCGTCAACAGATTCAGTCTCAGGCGAGAATCGAAGAGCTATATTCTAACGCACTTAAGGCGATGCAGCGGTATAGCGGTCATGATGATGAGGATGAATTTGTTGATGAGTATTAGAACATATTCGGAGCTGATTACGCTTCCCACATTTTTGAATCGCTTCAAGTACCTGCAACTGAATGGACAGGTGGGCAAGGAGACGTTTGGATTTGAGCGTTATTTGAATCAGAAATTCTACCACTCCGGTGAGTGGGGAGAAATCAAGGATTATGTGATTACCAGAGATCTCGGCCGTGATCTGGCTTGCGATGGATACGATATTCATGAGAGAATTTACATCCACCACATGAATCCGATTGAAGTTCGCGACATCAGAGAGGCGACCGAATATCTGACCAATCCTGAGTTTCTGATCTGCACGACGCATAATACGCATAACGCTATCCACTATGGCGATTCATCTTTATTGGTGATGGAACCGGTAGAGAGGACACCTTTTGATACATGCCCATGGAAGCATTCGGAAAGGAGGATGTGATGATTAAGTGGGTCGAATACATTGATAACTGGGCGAATGTAAAACGTTCTGCGCGGACAACCATCAGCAAAGATGGGAGCGGCTCTTATCCGACTACGGGTTGGAAGAAGACGATCCTCCTTGCCGAGCACAGTCCGATTCGGAGAATCCGATTCTCCTGGCGCTGGGAAAATTTGAAGAGCTGGGTATCGGTTCATTTCGTTCGCCATAAATTCGGTATTGAGCATTGGGTGTCTACTCAGCGTTCCGATCGAACCGGCGTGAACCGTGACAAGAGTTCGCAGGACACTCCGGTTCAGCATGAGTGCGAAGCCAATGCTCAAGCGCTGATCTTTATCAGCCGCCGGCGTCTTTGCAGTCAGGCATCTCCTGAGACTCGGGCAGCCTGGCAGGAGGTCAAAGAGCGGATTGCGCAGGTCGATCCGGTGCTCAGTTCCGTGATGGTGCCGGAGTGTATCTATCGTGGTTTCTGTCCGGAATTTCATTCTTGCGGTTATGCCGATACCGAGGACTACCAGCGCGCTCTTGCGGCGTATCGCAGAAAGGATTAGACATGGATGACAGTATCCTCACTTCTGTAAAGAAGGCGCTCGGTCCCGAAGAGGACTATGAGCATTTCGATCCTGAGATTATCATGCACGTCAACTCCGTTCTGGCTACGCTGACCGAACTTGGCGTTGGCCCGGCTGAGGGGTTCATGATTCAGGATAAGACTGCTAAGTGGAGCGATTTTATCAGTGGCGATAAGCTCCTCAATCTTGTTCCTACCTATGTCTATCTCAAGGTCAAGCTCATCTTTGATCCTCCGACTGCGGGTGCAGTATTGGAGGCGATGGAACGGCAGGCCAGCCAGTATGAATGGCGTATCAATGTAGCCGCTGAGAGAGACGAGTCTAAGAATTAACGATACTGTAATAATTCGTAACACAAATTTAATTTGCGGGGGGGGGGGGTATATGTTATAATACACAAAGATATACCCGTAGATTGTTAAAGTGGAGGTATTGGCGGTGGGGGTTCGTGTGACGCATACGCATCGGTCAAGAAGTGGAAAGATCTTCAGAACTTCGCGGACATATGATAGCTATTCAGACTATCTGTTTGTGAAGCTGCTTATCTTTCCTTTTCGAGCTGTATGGTGGTTGGTAACACTACCCTTTCGAATACTTGGGTTTCTACTAAAAACAATCTTTAGGAGGAAATGATTCCATGAAGAAATTCATTGCTCTCGTGCTCGCCCTGCTCTGCTTGTCCGTTCCGGCTTTGGCCGAAGAGGTTGATTTAAGCAGCATGGATCTTGCAACCTTGCTCAAGCTCCACGCGGAGTTGGACAGCGCCATTCAGGAAAAGTTTGATTGCGAACTTGATGCGAACGGTCTTTACCAGGGAATCTATGTCGTTGGTAAGGACATTAAGGCTGGACGCTATCTGTTGACCATGACTACCAAGACTTACTTTATGTGTCACCTCTATGAAGACATGACGCACAAGGAAGCGCATGACGGCGGTCAACATGAGACGCTGCTTGCTGTTGGAGAGACTTTGCAGCTGACGCTCGAAGATGGCATGGTGCTCGTCATCGACCAGGGCGCCGTTTCCGTCAAAATGGTTTCTGAAGCGGACTGGGCTCCGTAAACACAATTTATAGACTTGAACCGACTTGTCGGAAGAAAGGAGAGACCTACTATGGCCGAAGAGATTTGGCATCATGGCATAAAGGGAATGAAATGGGGCGTTCGCCATACGCCCGAGCAGCTTGGTCAAATCCCCAAGAGCAAGCAGACCAAGACGGATGATTCCCATGAAGATTACAAGAAAGCTCATGATTCTAAGAGCGTAAAGAGGATGAGCGATGCTGAGCTTCGCAGCCGTCTGAACCGCTTGAACATGGAGCAGCAGTATTCCAAGCTGAACCCGACCCGCGTTGCGCGGGGCAGGCAGATTCTGAATGCCTCTATCAAGGTTGCAGGTACTGTCGCGGCTGTCTCTTCCACGGCAATTACCCTCCGAAATAACTGGAATACCATTTCCGGCTGGTTTAACAAAACCTAAAGGAGCGGTGATTCATGGCGTTATCGAATACTGCCGTCCCCAAATATTACGGCATGTTTCGAGATGCCGTAGTGCAGGGGCTTATCCCTATCAATCAGGAGATTGAGCTTCAGATGAATCGGATCGACGCGCTGATCGCCGATCCCATGTATTATTACGACGATAAAGTCGTCGAGGGTTTTATCGCTTATTGTGAGGAAGAGCTGACGCTGACGGACGGATCTGATTTACATCTGCTGGACAGTTTCAAGCTCTGGGCAGAAGACATCTTTGGCTGGTATTACTTTGTTGAGCAAAAAGTTCCCGTCACCATGGAAGACGGACGAATGCAGTATAGACGAAAACTCGTCAAGAAACGCCTGTGCAATAAACAGTATCTGATTATTGCCAGAGGCGCTGCAAAGACGATGTATGCCAGCTGCATTCAGAGTTACTTCCTCAACATCGATACCAGCACGACCCACCAGATCGCTACGGCCTACACGATGCGCCAGGCTGACGAAACCCTTTCACCTATTCGTACATCCATCACCCGCGCCAGAGGGCCACTTTTTAAGTTCCTGACCGAAGGCAGTTTACAGAACACCACGGGTTCCCGCGCCAATCGGGTTAAGCTCGCCAGCACCAAAAAGGGCATCGAGAATTTCCTGACAGGCAGCCGGATTGAAACCGTTCCTATGTCCATTGATAAACTGCAATCCATGCGAACAAAGATTGCGACCATCGACGAATGGCTTTCCTGCGATGTTCGAGAGAATGTTGTAGGCGCTATTGAACAGGGATCTTCCAAAATTGACGATTATCTCATTGTCGCCATCAGCTCCGAGGGCACCGTTCGCAATGCGATCGGCGATACGATTAAGATGCAGCTGATGAAGATTCTGCGCGGGGAGTTGGATCAACCTTGGGTGAGCATCTGGTATTATAAGCTCGATTCGATTGATGAAGTCGGAAAACCCGAAATGTGGCTGAAGGCCAATCCAAACCTCGGAAAGACCGTCAGCTATGAAACCTATCAGCGCGACGTCGATAATATTGAAAAATCGCCTCATGAACGCAATGATACGCTTGCCAAGCGTTTCGGGCTTCCTATGGAAGGCCAAACGTATTTCTTCTCCTATGAAGAGATTCAGGTTCATGAGGGGCATCACGATTTCTGGAAGATGCCATGCGCTTTGGGCGGCGATCTTTCTCAGGGCGACGACTTTTGTGCGTTCACTTTTCTGTTCCCGCTGTCTAACGGCAGCTTTGGTGTGAAGACGCGAAACTACATTTCTCAGCTTACCTTTGATAAACTTCCTGCGGCCATGCACTCTAAATACGAGGAATTTATCCGTGAAGGAAGCCTGGTTGTGATGGACTGCACCGTGCTGGATATGATGCAGGTCTATGACGATCTGGATGCGCACATTACCGAGATGGAATATGATGTGCGCTGCTTTGGGTACGACCCTTACAATGCGAAGGATTTTGTTGCGCGTTGGGAATCTGAAAACGGCCCTTTCGGCATTGAAAAAGTTATTCAGGGTGCGCGAACAGAATCCGTGCCGCTTGGTGAGCTGAAGAAACTGTCTGAAGAAAGGATGTTGATCTTCGACGAGGTGCTGATGACTTTTGCAATGGGGAATTGTATTGCCGTTGAAGATAATAACGGCAATCGCAAGCTGCTCAAGAAGCGCTACGAACAGAAAATCGACGCTGTGGCCGCTATGCTTGACGCCTATGTTGCATACAAAATCAACAGGGAGGCGTTCGACTAAAGCATGATTTACGAAAGCTATTTGGGCGGTGTTCTTATTCATCACGGCGTGAAGGGAATGAGGTGGGGTGTGCGCCGAACGCCTGAACAACTTGGGCATGTAACCAATTCTGCGGTTGCAAATGCTGAAGAAGCTGTTAAAATAGTAGACGGCGTTTACCAAAGCTCGAAAGGGTTCACAGTCAAGCAGAACAAGTTCACCGAATGGTGCCTGAAGGCCGGAACTGATCACGCCGACGAGTTTTTCAGCGTTGGATATAAAACAACGGATGCTGACAGACTGTTTCGCGATATTGAGAAGGGTTTCGATCTTTCAAAGAAGTGCGATACTGTATCAATCGGAAAGACCCGAGAAAAGTACAGCATTCCCATGTCGCTTGGCGTTACGGCGCAAAGACTGTTCAGAACCGTCTGGCAGAAAGATGGGCCGGAATCGAGTTCGCGGTTTGTAACCGCGTATATTGATCGGCGGTTGGAGGAGGATTGATATGGCCTTCGCGTTATTTGACAAGGTCCGCATTGACGGTAAAGGCGTCAACGGAAGTATCGTTGATATTTATACCGATGATGACGGGAAGCAGGTATATACTGTGCAGAGCGATAAACGGGGCTATGTAAACGACCCCGAAGCATACAATGGGGATTACCCTCTGTATGACTGCACAGAGGATCGGTTGACCAAAATCTAACCGCAGCCTGTTCGGCGGCCGTGGACGTGATGTCCGCGGTCCTTTTTTTTATGCTCATTTTCGAATTCAAGATATAGGAGGAAAACTGAAATGGCTTTGATGGACAGGCTCAAACATGCCTGGAATATCTTCAAGAACAAAGACCCCACGCAGGTAAATTGGAACATCGGTCCTTCCTACGGGTATCGGCCTGACCGGATGCGCTATACACGCGGTAATGAGCGCTCTATCGTTACTGCGGTGTATAACCGCATTGCGATGGACGTGGCCGCTGTGAATCTGAAGCATATTCGTCTGGATGAAAATGATCGTTACAAAGAGACGATCGATTCCGGGCTTAACAACTGCTTATCCATTGAGGCCAATCTGGATCAGACGGGTCGAGCCTTTATTCAGGATCTCGTGGCGAGCATGCTCGATGAAGGATGTGTTGCGGCTGTCCCTACTGACGCAGATGACGAGCCTGAGGATTCCGGAAATTTTAAGGTCTACACGCTGCGTACCGGCAAGATTCTGGAATGGTATCCGCGCCATGTGAAGGTGGAGGTCTATAACGAACAGGAAGGTCAGCGCCAGCAGATTATCATCCCAAAATCGACTGTTCCGCTTATCGAGAATCCGATGTACTCGGTGATGAACGAGCCGAACTCGATTTATCAGCGCTTGGTTCGAAAACTGACCCTTTTGGATGTGGTGGACGAACAGACCAGCAGCGGAAAGCTCGATCTGGTCATTCAGCTCCCCTACATCATCAAGACTGAGGCCAGGCGTGTGCAGGCGGAAAAACGCCGCAGGGATATCGAGAAGCAGCTATCCGAGGGTAAATACGGCATTGCATATACGGACGGAACGGAGCGCATCACACAGCTTAACCGCCCTGTTGAAAACAATCTGATGAAACAGATTGAATACTTGACCTCCATGTTCTTCAGCCAGCTTGGCATCACACAATCCATACTGGATGGGACTGCCGACGAAAAGACAATGCTCAATTACTATAACCGCACCATTGAGCCTATTCTGTCTGCTATTGCTGATGAAATGAAGCGCAAGTTTCTTACGCCTACCGCTCGTTCCCAGAAGCAGACGATCGCCTATTTCCGCGACCCGTTTAAGCTGGTGCCGGTAAACGACATTGCAGAAATTGCCGATAAGTTTACCCGCAATGAGATTATGACCTCAAACGAGATCCGCCAGGTGATCGGGATGAAGCCGAGCAGTGATCCAAACGCGGATGTACTGCGGAACAAGAATCTGAGCGATTCCTCTAATGCAAGGCAGCTGATCCCGACCAGTGCTGGAGCGGATGAAACCAACAATAATGAGGAGACAGGTCAAAATGGATAAAAAGTATGACTTTGCCGGTTGGGCGACAAAAGCGGACATGCGTTGTTCCGACGGTCGCCTGATCGCCAAGGACGCTTTTGTTCATCAGGATGGCGCGAAGGTTCCGATTGTCTGGAACCATAATCACGCTACGCCTGACAGCGTTCTTGGATATGGCATTCTGCACAGCCAGAACGGCAGTATGCGTGTTGAATGCTATTTCAATGATACGGAGAGCGGCAAGAACGCCCGGAAGCTGGTGCTTCATGGTGACATCAACGCCCTCTCTATCTATGCCAATCAGCTGAAGGAGCAGGCCAAAACCGTGCTGCACGGTATGATCCGCGAGGTCAGCCTGGTGTATGCCGGCGCCAATCCCGGCGCGTTCATTGATTCTGTGGTCGTTCATGCCGACGGCACTACGACTGTGGATCATGAACAGGGCATTCTTTACACCGGTGAGGAAATCGAATTGTTCGCTGAAATTGAACATGCCGATGACAACGCTAAAAAGCAGGGCGAGGCGAAACACATGCCCGAAAAACCCGAAGATGATAAGGAAACCATGCAGGACATTCTCAACACGCTGACCGAGAAGCAGAAGGATGCCGTTGCCTATATCATCGATACCATCGTCAATTCCGATGATGGCGCTGCTAAAGAATCCGATAAGGATTCCGACGTCAAACACAATTCCGAAATGAAAGAGGAGGAAAACGAAATGAAGCGCAATGTCTTCGACAAGGAAACCGAAAACAAGGATGCCTTCCTGTCCCACGCCGACGGTGAGAAGATCATCGAGATGGCGAAAGCCTACGGCGGCGGCTCTCTGAAGGCGGCTATGGAAGCCTATGTGACCGAAAACAAGAAGGACGAGCTGGCCCATGCCGCGGCTGCGAACATCACCAACATCTCTCAGCTGTTCCCGGAATACAAGGACGTGAAGCCCGGTGCTCCGGAACTGCTGACCACTGATCAGGGCTGGATCAGCAAGGTGCTGACCAGGGTGCATAAGAGCCCCATCAGCCGCATCCGCACCCGCCAGGCCGACGTTCGTGACAATTCCACTCGCCGTGCCAAGGGCAACACCAAGGGCTCTCAGAAGACTGACGCTGGCACGATCACTCTGCTGAGCCGCACCACCGATCCCGTTACCGTGTACATCCGCTCCAAGCTGGATCGTGACGATATCATCGATATCACCGATTTCGACGTGGTGCAGTATATGTACGGCCTGGATCGCATGAACCTGAACGAGGAGCTGGCCCGCCAGATCACCATCGGCGACGGCCGCAGCGGCGACAATGCGATTGATCCGACGAAGATCCGCCCGATCTGGCTGGATGATGAGCTGTACTGTATTCATAAGACCGTGGACATCAACGCGATGCGCACTGAACTGACCGGCACCAATTCCACTGCCAACTTTGGCGAGAATTACGTGTATGCCGAGGCGGTTATTCAGAGCCTGCTGTATGCCCGTGAAAAGTGGAAGGGCTCCGGCAACCCGGACTTCCTGTGCACTCCGCATCTGGTGAACGTGATGCTGCTGGCGCGCGACCTGAACGGCCGTCGAATCTACGACAACGTCAACGAGCTGAAGGCTGCGCTGAACGTGAACGAGATCGTCACCGCCGAGCAGTTTGCGGGCAAGACCCGTACCGCCACCGTGAATCAGACCGAGAAGACCTTCGAGCTGCTGGGCCTGATGGTGAACTTTGCCGACTACAGCCTTGGCGCCACCAATGGCGGCGAAATTACCCACTTCACCGACTTTGACATCAACTTCAACCAGGAGGTCAGCCTGCTGGAGACGCGCAGCTCCGGCGCTCTGACCCGTCCGTTCTCCGCCATCGCGCTGGAGAAGGACGTGACCACGCCGTCGCAGAATGCCGGCGACAATACCTGATGAGAGGTCAAAATGGCAAAGTTTTACGGTCCTATCGGGTATGCTGAAACAAAGGAAACGAGACCTGGCGTCTTTCAGGAAATCATCACCGAGCGAAACTACGCAGGGGATGTGCTCCGGAAGGCACGGAGACTCGAATCTGGCGAAACGATCAACGATAACATTTCTGTGAATAACAGTTTGAGTATCATTGCCGACCCGTATGCCTATCAACACTTCTTTGCCATTCGTTATGTGAAATGGATGGGGGCTTTTTGGAAAGTCACGAATGTGGAAGTCCAGAGCCCCCGTCTTATCTTGACGATTGGGGGCGTTTACAATGGGCCGACGGGTTGATTTGCATGAACTGCTTGTAGCTGCGGTTGGTTCCAGACACGTCTATTTCCAGCCGCCGTCAGGGTATCAGCTGTCCTATCCGTGTATTGTCTATGAGCGGGAAAAGATTGACACGCTGTTTGCCAATAACAAGCCTTTTTGTCATAGTAATCGCTATTCGGTTACTGTGATCGATCAGGATCCTGAATCCCCGATTCCGGGACGGATTGCCGAGTTTCCGATGTGCGTTCATGACAGGCAATTCGTGTCCGACAATCTGTACCATGATGTTTTTACTCTCTACTACTAATTAAAAGGAGGATTCCACTATGCCTAACAACGCTCGTTTGACCTGGGATGAGGCCGAAAATCGCAAGTATGAATATGGCGTATCTCAGGGCGTTCTGTTTCCCATGAAGGACGACGGCACCTATGACGCCGGTAAGTCCTGGAATGGTCTGACCAACGTCACCGACCAGCCGGAAGGCGCGGACATTAACAAGATGTATGCCGACGGCATCTACTACGCCGGTATTCGCGGTGCTGAAGAGTATCACGCCAGCATCGAGGCCTACACCTATCCTGATGAATTCGCCGAATGCGACGGTTCTGCCGAGCCTCTTCCCGGCATGTATGTCGGCCAGCAGGCCCGCAAGAAGTTCGGTCTTTCCTGGCGTACCGAGATTGGCAACGCCAATACCGATAAGCTGGGCTACAAGATTCATGTGGCTTACGGCCTGAGCGCATCGCCCACCGAGAAGTCTCACGACACGGTGAATGATTCTCCGGAAGCCAATCCCTGGAGCTGGGATACCGAAGGCACGCCTGTGCCGATGACCGGTTATAAGCCAACGGCGAAGCTGGAGTTTGACTCCACCAAGCTGACCGTCAACCAGATGAAGGCGCTGGAGGACCTGCTGTACGGCAGCACCACCGCCGCTTCCAAGCTGCCTACCCCGAGTGAGATTCTGACCGCTCTTCAGGCTGTCACGGATTGATCTCAGGAAACAAAATGGGTTGAGCCGGATCTGTAATTCCGGAGGGATACACCGTTGGGTGACGTTGGAGGGGACGCCACCCGCTTTTATTTGAAAGGAGAAATGAAAAATGCTTAAAAAGACGATTACCTATACCGACTATGACGGCAACCAGCGCACCGAGGATTTCTTTTTCAACCTTTCCAAGTCGGAAGTGCTGGAGATGGAAATGGGCATTAACGGCGGCATGACCAAGCTGATTCAGCGTCTGGTGGCCGAGCAGGATATGGAGCGCATCACCAAAACCTTCAAGGACATTATCCTGAAGGCATATGGTGAGAAGTCGCTCGATGGCAAGTATTTCGAGAAGAGCGAAGAGAAGTCCCGCCGCTTCAGCCAGACGGGGGCTTATGACGAGCTGTTCCTTGAGCTGCTTGACCCGGACAAGTGCACGCTGTTTATCAACGGTATTCTGCCTCAGGACGCACTCGCTCAGGCGAACGCCATGAAGGAAGGCTCCAACCCCGCTGATCTTGCAGTTGTAAAGTAAGGACGTGGCCCGAATGCTGCAAGTTACGATACCGGGGTATGAATGGTTCGATGAGAAAACCAACAGCTTCGGTTGCACCAAGGAAACGACCTTGCAGCTGGAGCATTCGCTGGTTTCCATTCATCGCTGGGAGCAGAAATGGTGCAAGCCGTTTCTGGGCAAGGAACCCAAAACCGCAGAAGAATGCGCTGATTACATCCGCTGTATGACGCTTACGCAGCATGTTGATCCCGCCGTTTATAACGGCATCACCGCCGAAGTGATGGACAAGATCAACAACTATATCGAAGCGCCCATGACGGCGACATGGTTCAGCGATAAAGATAAGCAAGGATCTCCCCACCGGGAGGTCATCACATCCGAAGTCATTTACTATTGGATGATTTCGCTTAATATCCCCTGGGAATGCCGCAAGTGGCACCTGAATACATTGCTGACCCTGATTCGCGTATGCAACGCCAAAAATGCTCCCAAGAAGAAGCAAAGCCGGCGTGAAATGATGGAACAGAGAACAGCCATGAACAAGGCGCGCCGCGCACGGCTGAACAGCAAAGGATAGAAAAGGAGGTGAAAAGAGAGCTGTGATTAAGGTCAAACATAAAGGCAAATTCCGGAATACGGAAAGATTCTTCGCACAGGCGCCAAAGGCCGTGAAGCGAGAGATTTTGGAAACGTATGGTCAGGCCGGAGTCACGGCTCTTGCCTCCGCAACTCCGGTCGATTCCGGAGAAACAGCCGCCGCATGGGGTTATGAGATTGTTCAGACCAGCGGTGGCTATTCTATTTTTTGGACAAATTCTCACATCAACAAAGGCGTAAACATTGCCGTGATTCTCCAATACGGGCACGGCACCGGCACGGGCGGCTATGTGAAAGGGATTGATTATATCAACCCCGCGCTGCGTCCGGTCTTTGAGCAACTCGCTGACGCCGCCTGGAGGGAGGTCATGTCATCGTGAGCAACAATGTCGATAAGCGCGTTGTTGAGATGCAGTTTGATAACAAACAGTTTGAGAACGGCATTCAGGAAAGCGTTAAGTCGCTTGATGATCTGAAAAAAGGGCTTGACTTAGAAAAATCGGCAAAGGGACTCGAAGCGATCGACAAGGCCGCCAGTAAAATCGACCTGAGCAGATTGTCCGACGCCGCACAATCCGTTGCCGACAGGTTCTCTTTCATGGGGAACCTGGTGCAGAACGTATACAACCGAATTGGCGACGCCGCGCTGAACGCGATTGTTCCCGTACAGAATTTTATTAAAGCGCTGACCATCGATCCCGTGCAGACTGGTATGCAGGAGTACGAGACGCAGATCAACGCGATTCAGACCATTCTATCCAACACTCGTGATGCGATGACCAAGCAGGGCCTGAGTGATTCCGAGCGACTTGCGATTGTCAACGACCGTCTTGACCAGTTGAACCATTACGCAGACAAGACGATCTACAATTTCACGGAAATGACCCGGAACATCGGCACATTTACCGCTGCCGGTGTTGAATTGGACACAGCTGTGCAATCCATTCAGGGTATTGCAAACCTGGCTGCCGTATCTGGCTCGACCAGCGAGCAGGCCAGCCGTGCCATGTATCAGCTTTCTCAGGCGATTTCAACTGGCACGGTGAGGCTGATGGACTGGAATTCCGTGGTCAATGCGGGTATGGGCGGCGAAGTGTTTCAGAAGGCTCTTCAGCGCACGGCTAAAGCAATGGGCAAAACGGTGGAATACACCGTTACGGAAACGGATAAGGCTGGAAAAAAGGTAAAGAAAACAGTCCAGCGCACCGTAGACGAAGTGATCGCAGAGGAAGGCTCTTTCCGCGACAGCTTGTCCAAAGGCTGGCTGACAAGCGATATCCTGACAGCGACACTCGAACAATTCTCCTGGGACTTCGAGCAAATCGCCAAAGACATGGGCTACACGTCTGCCAATATGGAAGAGGGCGTGCTCAAGGCCATGGAGATGAAAAAGAGTGAGCTACTCGCGCAAGGCTATACGTCAGAAGAAGCTGATGAGATTCTCCAGCTGGCAAAGGACGCGACTGAGGCCGCCACCAAGGTGAAAACCTTTACGCAGCTTTTTGATACGCTAAAGGAAGCAGCGCAGAGCGGCTGGACGCAGACGTGGGAATATATCATCGGCGATTTCGAGGAAGCAAAAGCGCTGCTGACCAGCATGAGCGATTTCTTCGGGAAGATTATTGATGAATCCACTACCGCAAGAAACGAGATCGTAAAAGGCTGGAAGGATCTTGGCGGCCGCGACGAGCTGATTCAGAGCTTCTGGAACATCGTGTATGCTATCCAGAATGTTGTTAATGCCGTCCGCACCGAATTCCAGAAAGTGTTTCCGCCCAAGACAAGCGAGCAGCTTTTCAACATGACCAGGGGCTTCCGCGAACTGACCGATCGCGTAAAGGCTTTCACGGAAAACGAAGAGCAGATGGACAAGATTCGCCGTATCGTTGCCGGTATGGCGAATGGGCTGGATATTGTTCGTCAGGTGATCGGCGGCGTATGGCAGGTTGCCAAAGAGGCCTTCGGCTACATTTCTCCCTATGCCGGCGATCTGATTGAGCTTATCGCCAAGGGCGCCGACAAGATCACGGAATTTAATCAGCGCCTGAAAGAGACCGGCGGTGTGCAGAACGCAGTCGAAAAGGTCACCAACTTCATCAAGAAGATGGTTGACGCGGTGAAAGACTTCATTCGTGCTACGGAAGAACTGTTCAGCAACGGTCCGGATGGGATTACCGAGAAAATCAAGGACTGGTTCAATCATTTTTCCGGAATCGGGGAAAAGATCAGCAAATTCTTTGACGGCAACGATATTCTCAAGAGTATCAAAACCTTCTTTTCCAGCATTGGTGAGAGCGTTAAGAATTTCGCGACCAATATGGATGGCGCGGATATTGCGGTGATTCTTGGCGCGCTGCTTGGCGGCGGTGTTCTTCTGAAAATTCGGAATTTTATCAAGAGTCTTACCGACATTAAAGAGTCGATCTGCGGTGGAATCGAAGGTATTTCCGATGGGATCGCTGACACGCTTGGTTCCTTCAAATCCAAGAAAGACATCACAAAATCTGTCCTCAATATTGCAGCTTCCCTCGCCCTGATTGCCGGTGCGCTGTATATCGTTGCCAAGATCGATCCTGATCGGCTTGGAGACGCGGTGCTCACCATGGGTATCATGCTGACGGCGATTACGGCCTTTGCCTTCATCCTCAGCAAAATCAAGCTAAAGAATGCGGCGGGGCTGGCGGCCGCCAGTACAGGGCTAATGCTTCTCGGCTCTGCCATGCTCGTCTTTGCCAGCGTCATTGAACGCATCGGCAAACTGGACGGTGAAACGCTGGTCAAGGGCATTGCCGGTCTCGGCGCTGTGCTGCTGGAGCTGACAATTTTCATGGCGTTGACCAGGAAAGCCAAAATGGGACTGTTCAAAGGCGCCGGACTGGTCCTTCTCGCCGCTTCGCTAAAAATTTTCGCAGATGTGGTGGCCAAGCTCGGCGGGATGGATACGAAAACCATCACCAAGGGTATTACCGGACTCGGCGCTGTGCTGCTGGAGTTGGCCGTGTTCCTTGGTTTGACCAAAAAGGTCAAAATGGGTCTTTTCAAGGGTGCTGGGCTGATTCTTCTTGCCACGTCCCTGAATCTGTTTGCTAACGCCATTAAGAAAATCGGCAACCTTGAAACCGGAACGATTGTCAAAGGTATTGCTGGCCTCGGTGCCGTCTTACTTGAGCTTGCCGTGTTCCTTGCCCTTACAAAGAAGGCCAATCTTGGCGTATTCAAGGGCGCTGGATTGATCCTGCTGGCTGTCTCGATTAACATGTTCGCCAATGCGATTCAGAAGATCGGCGGCATGGAAACGGACACCATCGTAAAAGGTATTGCAGGACTTGGAGCCGTACTGCTGGAGCTTGGAATCTTCCTCGCGCTCACAAAGAAGGCCAATCTTGGCATATTCAAGGGGACTGGATTGATTCTCTTGGCTGTCTCGATCAATATGTTCGCTAACGCCATCAAGAAAATCGGCAGCCTTGAAACTGGGACCATCGTTAAGGGTATTGCCGGTCTCGGCGCTGTACTGCTCGAACTGGCTGTGTTCCTTGCGTTGACCAAGAAAGCAAAGCTGGGCGTGTTCAAAGGCACTGCCCTGATTCTGATGGCGACATCCATTTCCATGTTTGCAAGCACCATCGAAAAGATCGGCTCGCTGGACACCGGCACGATCGTAAAGGGTCTGACCGGGCTGGGCGTGGTGCTGTTGGAGCTGGCCGCCTTTATGGCCATGGTCAAGAAGAGCAATTTCGGCGTGTTCAAGGGCGCAGGATTGATTCTGATGGCCGTGTCGCTGAACAGCTTTGCGGAAGCCATCGCAAAAATTGGCAAACTAAAAACCAAAACCATCATTAAGGGCGTGGCTGGCCTTGGGCTTGTGCTGCTTGAAATTGCGGCGTTCATGAAGATCATGAATAAAACCAAAGTCACCGGCATCACCAAATCACTTGTTATGCTCGGCGTGATGGCGCTGTCTCTACAGGTATTTGTGAAAGCGCTGAAACATTTGGATGGCGTTGAGATGGGCCAAATGCTGGCGTTCTCTACTTCGTTTGGCGTTGCGCTGCTTTCGCTGTCCGCTTCCATGATGCTCATCAGCAAGGTTCCTGTAACCGCAGCGCTTGCTGGCATTGCCAAGCTGGCGCTGGTTGCAGCCGCTATCGTGGGCCTGATGGCCGTATTCGGAGCGGCGGAGCAGGCATGGAGCGTGTCTTCTTATATCAACAGCTTCGGAGATATGACCGAAGCAATCGGAAAGGCTATCGGCAGATTTGTCGGAGGTCTTGGCGCTGGCGTTATGCAGGGATTGAATCTCCCGCAGATCGGCAGCGACCTTTCCGACTTTATGACGAACATTCAGCCTTTCCTAGATGGATGTAAGGGCGTTGATGAATCTGTAAAAACCGGAGTTGGGAATCTGGCATCCGCTATCACTGCAATCGGCGGTGCGGAGATCGTTTCCGCTATCAGTTCCTGGTTCGTCGGCGATAACCCGATCAGTCAGTTTTCTGATGATATCGGAATTATTGCCACTGCCCTGAACAATTTCGCAGCCGGTATCAGCGGGTTTACTGAAACGGACAACTCCAACCTGACAAATGCCACCAACGCTGCGAAAGGCTTGGCTGAGCTTGTAAAAGCCGTACCTTGGGAAGCACCCGAGTGGGCCAAGGCTGTGACCGGAAGCAAAGATGTTGAGGGATTCGCAGATAACGCGGCAACTCTCGCTACGGCTTTGCTAAATTACGCTACCAACATTTCTGGCTTCAGTGCAACGATCAGTGAAACCGACGTTACGAATTCCACGAACGCCGCAAAAGCACTGGTTGAATTGCAGCAGGCGCTTCCGGCCGAAGGAGGCTGGATCCAGAGCTTGCTCGGCATTAAAGACCTTTCTACCTTTGGGGAACGTGTACCGGGCTTTGCTACCGGCATGAAAGCCTACGCCAAAGAAATCAGCGGCTTCTCATCCACTGTGACGCAGACGGACATCGATAATTCCACGAATGCCGCAAAGGCATTGATCGGGCTTGAAAATTCTCTGTCTGGCGAAGGCGGACTGCTGCAAGATTTGATCGGCATTAAGGATCTGACTACCTTTGCCGGTAGGGTGCCTGGATTTGCATCCGGCATGAAGGCCTACGCTGCTGAAATCAGCGGGTTCAGTTCCTCTGTTACACAGACGGACATTGACAATTCCACAAATGCTGCAAAGGCATTGATCGCTTTGGAAGGTTCGCTGTCTGGTGAAGGCGGTTTGTTCCAGAACATCATGGGCGTGAAAGATCTTACGACTTTCTCTGCCAAAATTCCGGGCTTTGCCTCCGGTATGAAGGCCTACGCCAAAGAAATCAGTGGGTTCGCGTCTACGGTTTCCGAAGCAGACATCATGAATTCCACCAACGCTGCAAAAGGTTTGGTCGAGCTTCAAAATGCTCTTCCTTCCGAGGGAGGTTGGCTTGACGGAATTATTGGTGTGAAGGATCTGACGAGCTTTGCCGAAAAGATTCCGGGCTTCGCTACGGGTATGAAAGCCTATGCTGCTGAAATCAGTGGTTTCAGTTCAACTGTAACTGAGTCCGATATAACAAACTCCACCAACGCTGCCAAAGCGCTGGTCGAACTCCAGAATGCTCTGCCTGCGGAGGGTGGTTTGCTCGATGGATTGCTCGGCATTAAGGATCTCTCTTCTTTTGCTGAGAATCTTCCGGGGTTTGCAGCTGGTATGGTGGCTTATGCTGCCGAAATTACAGGATTTAGCAGCAGCGTTACTGACGGTGACATCACTAATTCTACTAACGCCGCTAAAGCTCTGGTCGAGCTCCAAAACGCGCTTCCTACGGAAGGCGGAATTCTTGACGGCCTTCTTGGTATCAAGGATCTTTCTGGCTTTGGCCAGCGAGTGCCCGGCTTCGCAGCAGGCATGAAGGCCTATGCTACTGAAATCTCTGGATTCACGGCCTCCGTTTCTGAAGCGGATATCACCAATTCTACCAATGCCGCAAAAGCCTTAATCGAACTCCAAAACGCGCTTCCTACGGAAGGCGGTATGCTCGATAAGCTGTTTGGCATTAAGGATCTTGGAACTTTTGCCGAGAAGATTCCGGGTTTTGCTAAGGGCATGGTCGCTTACGCCACGCAAATTTCCGGGTTTACGTCTACGGTTTCTGATGCAGATGTTACCAATTCCAATAATGCCGCTAAGGCCTTAATCGAGCTTCAGAATGCACTCCCAGCGGAGGGCGGCACGCTCGACAAGCTGCTTGGCATCAAGGATTTAGGAACATTTGCTGAACGCATTCCTGGTTTTGCAGCTGGCATGGTCGCTTATGCGGCAGAAATTTCCGGATTTACCACCACCGTTACTCAAGACGACATTACCAACTCTACCAATGCGGCGATGGCGCTGGCAGGTCTGGCCAATTCAATTCCCACTGAGGGCGGATGGGTGCAGACCATTCTTGGTCAGCAGGATCTTGGTACTTTCGGCGAAAAGTGCGCCCAGCTGGGCGCCGGCTTGGCCTCGTTTGCTGCTAATATCGGCAGCGTCAGCACGCAGGAAACCTCCAATGCTCTTGAAGCTATGGGGCTGATTACGCAGTTTACCAATGGGCTGAGCAGCGAAGGCGGCGTATTTAATGCGATCGGAAAGTTCTTTGGCGGCCAGCAGGATATTGTCGGGCTTTCTGAAAAGATGGCTACGGTCGGAACGAACCTGGCGACATTCGCTTCTCAGTTAAGTACCGCTGACTTCTCCAATACGGAACAGGCGACACAGCTCCTGACAGACATGCAGTCTTTCATCGGAACGCTCGAAACCAAGGGCGGCGTCTGGGCAGATATTGGGGCATTCTTTGGCGGAAGCAAGGATATTGTCGGCTTGTCAAGCAGCATGGCTTCCTTTGCCAACAATTTCAGCGTCTTCGCATCCGGTATTTCCGGCGCTACGAAGGCGGCGACTGATTTTTCCACTGTGCAGACAATCGTAACCGCGTTCACTACGCTTGCCGACTCCATCAAGGAAGGGAATGTAGACACCGGGGATATTGAGTATGCCGCCGAATTGATGGCGGACTCCTTTGTCACCACAATGGCTACCACGATTTCCAATGGCGGAAATCAGGTCGGCGCTGCTGCGGTTGCGCTTTCCTCCTCCGGAACGACGGCCGCACAGGGAACCTATCTGGTCTGGTATCGAACCGGCCAGAATCTTGGTAAAGGTCTTTCCAATGGAATTTCTTCTATGGCTGGCTCCGTAAGACGAGCAGCCACGAATGCGGCTGCCGGTGCAACCAGAGCAATTCAGATCACCTGGTCCGTCCATTCTCCGTCGAGAGTGGGACGCGATTTGGGTATGAATTTCGATCTGGGCATCGCTGGCGGCTTGGATCGTTACTCAAGGGTTGTGAGTCAGAGCGCCGAGGGCATTGGTGAGAACGCGGTTGATTCCGCGAAAACCATGCTTCGGGGCACGGATTACAGCATCTTTGATTTTATCGATCCTAACCCGACAATCCGACCGGTGCTTGATTTGAGTGATGTTCGATCTGGCGTTGGTATGATTGGCGGAATGCTCAATTCCGATCAGATGCTGAGCGGCGGGCTATTCAATGGCATCAATTTCAACAAGGGCGTTAATGCCTTGAATTTTGATGGCGCCAGAATCGCAGGCGGAATGAACAATAAGGACGTCATTGCCGAATTGCAATCGCTTGCGGATCGCTTTGACGATCTCAACGAAGCGGTTGCCAACATGAAGGTTGTGCTGGATTCCGGCGAACTGGTTGGCGCTACTTCACGCAAAATGGATAACCAGCTTGGTGAGTTGGCAATGAGACGAGGAAGGGGGAATTAAATGTACCATTCTATCACGATTGGCGATAAAAACACCTGGGATGACTGGCATTTGATTCCCGCCACTCGCCCGCTGTTCAACCCGCCGACGGTAAAGGAAAACATGGTGAACATTCCCGGGGGAGACGGCGTGCTCGATCTGACCGCCTCTCTCGCCGGGAGGCCCACCTACAATAACCGAACCGGTTCATGGACTTTCTATGTGCAGAACGGGTTCAAGGATTGGTCCACGCTGTACAGTGAAATCATGGTTTACCTTCACGGGCAGACTTTCAAGGCGATTCTGGAGGACGATCCTGCGTATTTTTACGAAGGGCGGTTTTCCGTCAATCAGTGGAAATCCGATAAGGATTACTCTCAGATCGTGATTAACTACAACGTCGGGCCTTATAAGAAGGAGATCAACAATACCGGCTCGGACTGGCTTTGGGATCCATTTAACTTCGAAACCGGCATTATCCGAAACTACAAGAATCTCTCCGTGCTGACCTCGCTCACGGTCGTCGTTGAGGGCGATATGATGGATTCCATTCCGGTCATCATCGCCTCGACCTCCGGAATGCAGGTGACGTATGAGGGCAAGACGTACAGCCTGAGCAAGGGTGCAAATACGATTCCACAAATTGTGCTGCACAGCGGAGAGAACACGCTGGTATTCACCGGTCAGGGTACGATCACAATCGAGAATACTGGAGGGCGACTGTAAATGTTTTATATTTATGCGGATGGCAAATCCATCTTTCAGCCGATGGATAACAGTCTATCCTTGTTCACACCCAAGCTGACGCTTGAAATGGGCAAGGCAGGTGCGCTTTCCTTCCAGATTCCGCCCAGTAACCGCTACTACAATGCCCTTCCCCAGTTGACCACGATGATTACCGTAGAGATGGACGATGTGGAGATTTTCCGTGGGCGCGTGCTGACAAACAACCGCAATTTCAACAATGTGCGCACGGTCTACTGCGAGGGCGATCTCGCCTATCTGGTGGACACGGTGCAAAAGGCGGAGCGGTATAACGGCAAGACTCACGATCTTTTCCGAAAGATTATCGAGGCGCACAACAAACGCGCAGGCGCGGATAAGCAGTTCCTTGTGGGCGACATCACCATCGAAAACAGGGACGTGGTGCTCTCCGGTAAGTCCGACGAGGTGCAGGACGAAGAGACCGGTAAGTTCGATTACAAGCAGATCGCCATCAATTCCATTGCGGATGAGTGGCAGAACAGCTTCGATTTCATTCAGAACTGCCTGATCGACTACACCGGCGGCTATCTGCGCACACGCCGTCAAAATGGAAAAACCTACATCGATCTGCTGCTGGATTATGGAAACACTGCCACGCAGGACATCGAATTCGGCAAAAATATGCTGGATCTAACGGAAGAGGTATCTGCCGAGGATGTGTTCACGGTGCTGATTCCGCTTGGCGACGAAAACCTGACCATCGAATCCGTGAACAACGGTAGCGACGAGTTGGTGGATGCAACGGCCGTGAAGCGTTACGGGCGCATTGTCAAGACGCATGTGTTCGACAGCGTGAATACGCCGGAAACGCTGCTGGAAAACGGCAGGCGCTTTCTGGCCAGCAATGTGAATGTTCCGGTCACGCTGACGGTGAAGGCCGTGGATATGCATCTGGTGGACCCCAATGCCAGCCCGATCTATGTTGGTGATAAGGTGCATTTGATTTCTGCGGCGCATGGCATGGCTGACGAGCTGGTCTGCACCAAGATCGAATACGATCTGGAGAACCCGGCTAACAACACCTACACCTTCGGCACGCCAAAACAGAGCCTGACCGAGCGATACCGCAAGGATAAGGCGAAGCAGGACGCCGAACAGACCCGTGGAGGCGGCGGAGGCGGCGGTGGCGCGGGAGAAGCCGCCAGCGAAGAGGCAAAGAAACAACTCGATGAGTTCTTCGATGCCTGGATCAATGTCAATCCGGAAGCCGCTCATATCGACCTTGGGACGCTCTATAAGAAGTTCAATGACGCAAAAGAGATACTTGAGTCATCGTGCGGCATTTCTCTGGACGCTCCGACCGGGAACATCAACATCAAGACTCTGCGTAAAGAGTTTGATGATATGGATCAGGTTCAGAAGGAACAGGCCGCCTATATCGATTTGCTAAACAATGAACTTGGCGCTCGTATTTCCCTGGTCGCCTCGCAGCATCAGGAATTGGCCAATCTGGAGGCCGGTCACTATGCAGAAATGACCGTTTCGGCGAACGATCAGGAATCCAAAATCGCGGCCAATACGGAAAGCATTCGGAATCTGGATGGCCAGATAATGGAATCCCGGACGAGCATCACGCAGCTGTCCAATGATCTACAGGCGCAGATCGCGCTGGAAGCGGAGCATAAGAGGACGCTGGACAGCCAGATCAGCACCACAAAAACCAGCATCCAGCAGGTAACTGATGATCTGAAGGCGCAGATTGCGCTGGAAGCATCCCATAACAGCGACCATGGGACGAAGATCGCGGCCCTTGAAGTGCGGGCGAGCAATACTGAATCCGCCATTACGGCGAAGGCCGATAAGGCGACGCTGAATTCCAAGGTCGCCACGATCAATTCCAATATCACCACCATCAATGGCGATATTACGAATATCAACACGGAAATCACCAACATCAAGACACTGATTGCAAATGAGATCAGTGCTATCAAGACTGATACCGTGTGGCTTGATTCGTCCATCGCCAAGATCACCCAACTTCGGGCTGCGAGCATTCAAGTCGCCAGTTCGCTTTTTCTGCGTGGAAAAATGGTGGCGACTGAAGAATATGTCAATCAAAAATGTTCAGGCTTTGCCACGCAGGCCTGGGTGGAAGCTAAAGGATACCTTACCAGTATTCCATCCTCCTTGACCGTGGACTCCTTGAAAGCCACAAGCAGCATGTCCATCGGCGTTGAAAAGGTGGCGACCCAGTATTGGTGCCTCGTTACGAAAAAGTACGCCACACAGGACTGGGTGAAAGAGCAGCTGGCCAATTACGCGCTGGCTTCGCATTCTCACGCTTGGAGCTCCATTACAGGTAAGCCGTCTACCTTCACGCCTTCTTCCCACCGGCACAGCTTTTCTGGCTCGACCAGCATTTCCACCGGCCATACCCACGATGTGAAAGTAGGTAGTAAACGATATACTTCCCTTGGCGCATCCAGGTACAAGTTCGATATCAAGATTTCCGGCAACACCGGCTACAACTAAGGAGGATTCGTTCAATGCAGACTTTGTATGAATTCGGCATGGAAGTGACCAGAGTTCGTGAGGCGATTGATTCCATTGAGGTTCGCGGCCATGAGAACGCTTCCTTGGTGGAGTACGCCTTCAATAAGTGCAATGACATCATTGCCGCCATTAACAGCGTGGTTCAGCAGCAGAATCAAAATGGAGAGGAAGGCGCACGTGATCTGGCAGAGGAGGGCGACATGAATGGCGAGCAGGATTCAGCAGCTACTGAATAACATCAATAATGCTGTTTACGGAGAAGAGGTTCGCAGTTCCATTCACGACGCTATCAAAGAATGCTATGACGACGTAACGGTCGCCAAAACAAAGGCCGATTCCGCCGCCGCAAACGCTAATCAGGAGGCTACTCAATCCGAAGCCCAGACGAATCTGGCCAAAACGGCGACGGCTAATGCCAACAGCGCCGCTACGGCTGCGAATAATGCGGCCAGCGCTGCCAACGCAGCCGCTTCTTCTGCTAATGACGCTGCGGATCGGGTTGATGAAGCCGTTCTTTCTGCCAATCAGGCAGCTTCAAACGCTAATGCTAAGGCAAAAAGCGCTTCCGATGCGGCTGACGCAGCGAACGCAGCCAAAACGGCGGCGGATGCTGCCGCAACGAGTGCTTCTTCCGCTGCCCAGATGGCGACGACGGCCGCCAATACGGCGGATGAGAAAGCCACTCTTGCCGGGCAGAAAGCGGCAGCAGCGCAGACAGCGACAGAGAACGCTAACACAGCGAAGGATGCTGCTGACAATGCCGCATCAGCTGCGAATACCGCCGCTGCGTCCGCAATCTCTGCGGCTTCAAATGCCAACGAGAAGGCCTCACTTGCAGAAGAAAAGGCTAATCTTGCCGACACGAAAGCGACCGCAGCCAATCAGGCGGCGACAGCGGCTTCCTCGGCTGCCGATAGCGCGACCGCCGCCGCACAGGCGGCAAATGCGGCCGATACGAAGGCAACCGCTGCTGCGGACAGCGCCAACAGTGCCGCTACCGCTGCGAACGAAGCAGCAGAAGCGGCTAACTCAGCTGCTGATACCGCCACTGAAAAAGCTTCCGCTGCCAATACAGCGGCAACGAATGCCGATGAAAAGGCTGCGAATGCACAGGCTGTAATCAATGACGTGAATACCGCCGTGAAAAACTGCGATGCCGCTACAGCCAACGCAAACCAAAAGGCGTTAGCTGCGGAGAATGCTGCGGCACTGTGCGAAGCAGCGACGAACTCTGCAAACGATTCCGCAGTAAACGCCACCTCAGCCGCTCTTGAGGCTAATCAATCAAAAAACGCCTGTAATACCGCCACCTATGAGGCCAACAACGCAAAGCTTGCCTGCGATGAGGCGGTTGCCGGCCTTCCAAGCGTTTTGCAGGAGATGTTTGAAGCGCTGGGGCTATCTCTTGTGGAGGGCAAGCTCTGCACAAAGGTGGTGAGAGCGGATGGCTAATATTTCGACGCTTCTCGGACAGATCCTCAAGGCCGTATATGGAAAAGATGTGCGGCAATCTATCCATGACGCCATCTCCCAGTGCTACGATGATGTGATCAGCGGAAAAACGCTTGCGGATAAAGCAGCTGCCAATGCGAACACCGCCGCAGAGCAGGCAAGGGCCAGCGCGGACGACGCCATTGAAAACATGACCACACAGACCAACGCTGCCATCGCCAACTGCAACAGCGCGTCCACCGCCGCCAATAACGCCGCTTCCAACGCCTCTGCAAAAGCGACCGCTGCGAATAATGCGGCGATTACCGCGAACGACGCGGCGGCAGCGCTGCCCGGACAGCTGCAAAGCACGCTGGATAGCCTTGGGTTATCCGTTCAGAATGGAAAGCTCTGTGTCCGCGTGGAACGATCCTGATAAAAAAGGAGGAAACGATAGATGATTACAGTTCCCGAGCATCCGCTTCACTTTGTTGGCCGTCAGCAGACCAGCGGTGAAGTGGATTATGTACAGGATGGAAGGCTCCATCAAGGCGCAAACGCTCCCTCCGTTTTGGTGGGATCGGAAAATGACCTTTCCCTGCTCAACGAGCACTATCACCCAGGAACCATCGCTTATACTGCCGGTTTCAAGAAAATGTGGCAGCTGGGCGTAGACGGCTCTTGGGTTTCTTTGACGTAAGGAGGAGTGAACCGATGGATGCAGCAACTCTTGGCGCAGCTATCGCCATTGCGAAATCGATTCCGAACACCGCCGTGGGCGACGCGACCGCCGCAGCCAACCGCGCCGAGGCGGCTGCCCAATCCGTGGAGGATTCCGCGGCGCAGATCGCTCTGTTTCAGGCGCTGGGCCTCACGCTCCAGGACGGAAAAATTTGCGTGAAAGTTGAAAAGGAGTGATACCGATATGAGTACCATCACCAATGATCCCATCATGCTCAACGAAACGGGCATGTTGATCAAAGATGCGCTGGATCGTCAAAATGGTTATCTGGCCATGCTGGCGGAAGGAAAGCGCAGCGAAATCTACAGCTCCATGGCACAGATTGCCCATCTGGTGCGCACCAGCAGCCTGGAGGAGCTGCCCCGGCTGTTCCCGATCGGCGATCAGCTCATCGTGCCGTGGAAGGACATGGACGACAGCGCCCATAACACGGACGAAACCGCCTATCAGGTGGCATGGAACATTGTAAACTACGGCATGGTGACGCTGAAGGATGGAAGCGAGGTGCCGGGTCTGTGGCTCCAGATGCATCTATGCTCCGCCTACGGCGTGCAGTTCAGTCGTCAGCAGGCGTTCATGAATTGTCCGGACGGTCTGGCTGCGGGAACTTACTACGTTACCTTCGGCGCGAAGTGGGGCAGCAAGGGCGCGGACGCAGGCACAACCTGGCAGTTCACCCTGACGCAGGCTGTGCCAGCAGGCGGTCGTCTGAGCGGTTTTGAGAGCCTGCCGGATGTGGCGACCACCGCGTTCAAGGTAAAGAGCTGGGCGACGCCCGATGCGGCCAACCCCATTGAGACGGTTGACGTGACTTCTGGCAGCGATGGAACCAGTCTCGGCACAATGCAGCTTGCCTCTGTTGGCGATGACGGACTGAACTCCAGCACACTGGTGAGCAATGCGGCCATAAACTCGCTGGGGTAATGACACTTGAGATAAGCCGTCTGGAATGCGACGTAAGCGTAGCAGGCAGCATGGCTTTTATTGAAGGCGTAGGACGCAAAACTCGACATTTCATCGTAGATTTCGTTGGCGACTTCCTCGGAGATGCCATTGGCGACACAGCCCGGGCATTCGTGGCCCGGCTCGGTGCAGCCATGGACAAAATGCTCACGTTCTGCCTCCATCACCGCGTGCTTCTTTTTACTCATGGCACGGCGGACGTTATCTGCCTGTCCGAACGAGAAACCGGCCAGTTCACGGAATATCTGCATGACCTGTTCCTGGTAGACGATGCAGCCGTTGGTGACGTCGAGGATATGGGCCAGCTGAGGGGTCTTGTAGCTGATCTTG